AAGCGGCTGCAACACAAGCTGAAGCTGCTGCTGAAAACATTAAAGCTGCACAAGCACGAAAAGTTGCTGAGGCCGCGACAGAAGATGCTGTGGCGGCTGCTGAGAATCTGGATTCCACTGGACGGTTTAAGTCTTTGTTTGACGCTTTGGGCTATGTGCCCTCACGTCAAATGCAAGACATATTGGATTCTTACGGTCGTTCTCTTAAGTTGAACGATATCGACCTTGAAGAAAAAATAATTGCCCAAATCGACAGGCTTTTGGGTATACGTGGAAAGTATGGGAGTTGGCAAAACTTTATCGCTCACCACACTGGCATAGGGCAAGCAGATTTTCTTCGTTCTAGTGATGGTATTCCTTTGGCTTCGATGCTTGAGGATCGCACACAATCGATGGCGGAACTTGTTGGTTTACCATTCCATGCAGCGAACAGCGATGAGCTTCTAAAAGCTCAAGCTGTTCGTTTACTCGGTCCCAACGCAGGAGAAATAACTGAGGGTATGGATCGAAAGAATTTGCTTGATTTACTCAGAACAGAAACGGGAGGACATGGTGTTGAAACGCGCGCGACGGCTCAGTCGCCACATATCCAACAACCAGGAATGTTTTTTGGTCGCGTGGGTGGTGTCGGCGGTGTCGCTGATGTGCCTTGGGTTGATGGTTCTGCTGCTAATTACACGGTTGCTGTTGACGGTTACGCCCCCCTTGGCTACCCCTTAACCTCTACGCCTGGGCCTATGACTCTTGATCCAGACGAATTTGGCCGATATGTGATGAATGTGGGCGGGGAAACCCCTTTGCGTATTTACGGCGTTTATCCGTGGATGGAAGCTGCCGCAAACCAAAGGGTTCGCGGCATGTCTCCTGACACGCAGACACGGGCGGCGGGTGAAGTTTTGTCTGGGTCCAGAAGGGGCGACCCTATGGTTCGCCCCGAAGGGACTCAGTACCAAGCTGTTTTAGCTCAAGAAGCCAAAGGTGAAGTAGCAAAAATGATTCCTCCTTATTTGCGAGGGATCACAACGCTGGGCGAAATAGCAACAGACATGCTTAATCGTGTTGATGGAAATACATTTGACGATCTTTTGAATTTCGCAGATCCTGCGCTGACAGGAAGAAAATACACGGTAGCAACAAGGGGTTTGGGTCGTAATCATTCTGCCTATACGGTGAATGTTGATGCTTATGAAGCTTTGTTTAGGCGTGGTTTTGTAGACAGAAGTAAGGTTCCTCCCGCTGGTGGGGAAAAGTATTCTTGGGTTGCCGTTGATGGTACTGGCGATGTCCGCGATTTAACTTTAAAGGAAATCCATAAGGAGCTTTGGGCGGATCCTGCTGTTGGTAATCAATGGGCACAGGAATGGGGTGTCGGCCATAAATTTGGCACCTATGGTGAACCTTGGACTCTTGCTTCGGCTGATAGTCGTGTGGGTGCTCTCGGATCGGGGTTTGATCCTGTGCGTGCATCTGTTAATTCTGTGCGTTTAGCAAAAGTTTGGGAACGCACTCCCGAGATTGCAAATAAGTTTAAGCGTCCTGGGATGACTAGATCTGTTTTTGAAGAGATAATGTTGTTCATAGGTTGGCGAGATCACTATTTGTGGAGAGGGAAACATTTCCAACGGCCAGGTGGTTTGGGATCTTTGGTGCAAGTAACGCCTACTCAGATGGATGACATAGATTCTTTAATTTCTAAATACTTAAATGCCACGAGTGCGACCACCAATAAGAATTGGGCTGAAGCAGTTATGACTGCACATGAGGGCGCTGCGGAAAATGTTTTAAATGTTTGGCGGGGTATTTACAATAATTACTTTATTACGCAAGCGCGTCGTCAGCAAAAAGCTGGTCGTGGTCTGCCGAAACAGTTCTTAGGGCAGTTGATGGCCCGAGGTGCTTCGCCTGAGGAAATGCGTGAAGCTTTTTCTTCTATGGAAACAATGTCAAAAGCTTTGATTAGGAGCGATTTGGCTGGTTTCCCTGAGGATTCGTTAATTTCTAAAGCTTTTGAGCAATTTCATTTGTCGTTGGCAGCGGATGGGTATTCGGGTTTTGCGTGGGCAAATAAAACTGACAATTATGCTCTCACGCCATTTGTTGACGATTTCAATTTAGGGGAAGCGCAGGGTTTCCGCGGGTGGGAAGGTGATCCAAATCCCGAACAAATTGGAAACTTTAACGCTCCACGACGTGTGGAAGCTCCTTTAGAAAGTTATTTTGTAAATGTTGTTCCCACGAATCCGTTGGCTATACATGCAAATGCTCAAGTCGGAGATTTGTTGAGGGCTTCCCCTACGGGTGAGTGGGATCAAGTCACTATGGGCAACATGGTTGATGCTGAACGTTATATGGCGTTTTTCAACAAACAAGCGCGCCATGCGCTTGAGAATGCGCCGACAAGTGTCAAGGATTCAGTTCAGATTCCTAGTTTGTTGGAAACGGCGATAGATAAGGAACGGGAAATCGCTGGAAGCATGTTTTTGATTGAACAGCAGATGGAGCAATCTATTGAGCGTTTGCTTGCTTTGGGGCGCGATGACAAGTTCCCGCAATTTGTTAAGCATCCTGATGAGTATTTGATTAGTCAAGGGATTACGGAACCTGAATTGTTTCCAGAGATGCTTGAGTCTGGGTGGTTGAGTTCGAGCAAGGAGCGGCGCGATGCGGCTGCGACTGTTTTGGAGCAAGCACGGGAACGAATAACTAAATTCCGTGAGGCTCGTGACATTGTTCAGCGCTTACGAACAAGGATTGCTGGTGAGACCCCTCAGGGGCAACCGATTAGAAGCGTTAATGATCTTGCTGCTTTACAGGATAGTGAACTTGCGGAACTAAAAACTTATATTGAATGGGTTGATAGTTTGGATAAGTCAGTCAGGGAATTAGCTATTCAAGATACCAAGGAAATCAATTTAATAATTGATTTACTTGGTTCTGAAGAATATTCTACTGCCAAAGAAATTCTAGGTACCGCAAACGATTTGATGTTTACAAATCGTTTCGGAGATCCAATGATTAGGGATTTTGCTACGGCAGATGTTTTGGATCAGAATTTCCGCGCTGGCTGGCGACCTGTCGGCGTTCGTTCCCAAGGTCATCCAGACGTTGTTGAAGCCATGCTTGCCGCTGACACCTACAGGGGCAAAGGCGGTTCTCGTGGGTTTTTGAAATATTACGATAAGGCTCATAACGTGCTCAAGGGATACATGATTATGTCTCCTGGTTTCATAATGCGGAACATGTACGGTGGCATGTTTATGAATTGGCTTGCTGGGGTTTCCCCTGTGCGTTATTCGCAATTTATGAAAGCGTATAAACGTGTGATCATGGAGCGTGAAGTTCAAGTGGGGCGCGCTTCGCAAAGGGATTTAGATAAATTAATAAGAACTCAGGGTAATGTTCCGCAGGAACATTTAGTTTACGTGCGCGAGTTGAATGAGGCTGGGGCGTTTGGTCCTGGTCAGGCGGGTATGGAGTTTAGGGATACGAGACAGCCCATTAATGTAGCGGGTCGTGAAGTTGCTTTCAAAAAGTTAAATCCCTTCAATTCCTCTAACTTCGCTCTGATAGGGATGAGGAAAGTAAACGTTAAGGCTGAAACTATCTTGCGTGGAACGATTGGTTTTGATCGTCTTGCGAATGGTGCGACTTTAACTGAAGCGTTCGATGACATATATAAATTCCATTTTGATTACGATGATCTCTCCAAGTTTGAACGCGAAGGAATAAAACGAATTATTCCGTTTTACACATGGACGCGTAGGGCTATACCTCTCGTAATAGAACAATATGGGGTTAACCCTGTGCCTTTCCACCGTTACATGCAGGGTATGCAGGCGATGGAAGCGGAACCTGGTACCCGTGAAAGCCAGGTTTTGCCTGAATGGTTGCTCAGGCAGGGTGGTGTGCCTACCGATATTGAGGCATTTGGGCAGGGTGGCGCAGGGTCTAGCTTGTTTTTTGCCCCTGATTTGCCAATGAGGACGTTCTACGACGTGGTTAATCCCATGTTTAAGGGCGATATGACTCCTGAGCAACGTGTAGGAGAAGGTTTGAGTGCAGCTTTTTCGATGGTTACCCCTCTCGTAAAAGCCCCCCTTGAAGCAGGTTTCAAGAGAAATATTTGGAAGGGATATAATTTTGATGGCCGTTACGAGTATGTTCCATCTGCTTTTACAGCTATCCCAGGGTGGATGAAAATGCTTGAAGGTATGGGGTTTGCTCGCCGCACTCCCGATGGGGAGTGGGCGATGCAGGATGCCCATTTACACGCTATGGCGCAGTCGATGCCTCCGTTTAGTCAGGCAAGGCGCTTATTTCCTGACGAAAAACGCTATCAGGAACGTTGGCTTTCCACTTGGGCAAGTTTCGTCTTTGGTTTAGGTGTAAGAACTAATACTGAATATGAACAGCAAATGGAAATGCGTGGCAGAACGTATCGTAAGCGTGACGAAATTAAGGCCATTAGAGAGCTTGAGCGTATCGACGCTGGCAAACGGTAGGGACAGAGTAACCTATAGGTATGGAATACGTCAGTAGAGGAGAATGGGGTGCTCTCAACTCAGGCCAAGGTTTGAGTGAGTTTCGTCGCATCCCTGTCGGCGTGGTTATTCACCACACCACAGGTTCTTCTCAGTCCCCTTGGGACCGCGTTAGACAGCACGACAGATATCACGTGGTAACACGTGGCTGGCGCTCTATCGCGTACAATTGGCTTGTTTCAGGAGAAACAGGGGAAGTGTTTGAAGGCCGTGGCTGGCACCGTGGTGCTGCCACGAAAAGCCACAATCACAATACTGTTTCTGTTTCCTATATCGGTTCTGGAGATGATCTGACAGAAGTCGGGAAGGAGGCAATCCTTAACGTCATAGGGGAAATGCGCGAAAAGTATGGCGACCACCTGTGGGTCAAATGTCATAGAGATTTCGGCACAACATATTGCCCTGGCGATCAACTGGCTACTTGGATTAAAGCGGGTATGCCTGTACAAGAGGATGAGCCTACTGCCCATACTTGGCAGTTCAGGTTGGACGAAATGGAATCAATTGGGTTGGAATTTCGCCGCAAAGCCTTAAAAAAGGGTGCGCGGGGAACAAATGTATCTACTTTACAGAAACGTTTGAACCAACGCATCAACGCAGAGCTAGCAGTAGACGGGATATTCGGTAATGGCACTAAGGCTGCCGTGAAAGAGTTCCAGTCTATGTACCCTATTAAGGTCGATGGCGTTGTCGGCCCTGTCACTTGGAGATATTTGTGGACGGTATAAAAGACACACTTGAACGCGCTGCTTGGACATTCGCGCAGTCGTTTCTTGGCGTATTCGTTGTTTCGGATTTGGCAAGCGTTAAAGCTGCCGCTGTCGCAGGCATGGCTGCCGCGATTTCCGTTGCTAAGACCTTCGTTAAGGGGAAAGTCGCCTCATAACATGGACGAGGAAGCCTTTGAGGAAGCTTTCGATCAATGGCTTGAGTCCGAAGGTGACGAAATAGCTGAAGAGATTTACAATCAGCTTAAATTACGAGCGGGCCGATTCGACATTAACGATGGTTCCCATGCGTCTTGGGCGGAAAACGATTTAGGTATATTAATTGTTTTACCGTTCGAGCACGCAATGGCTTTCGGGCATGAATCCGAGAATGGGGACTATGACAATAGCCCTATCCACAGTTACGTATTTGCAACAGTTACTGAATTGATTTTGCGTGCCTGTTCGCTAATGGATGACTGATATCTACGCCAACCAAATTTGTGTTCCATTAGGTAAACGGCTGCATGAAGTAAACGTTCAGCGTCATCTAGGTAGAAACCGATACCCCTGTTACACATATTGCAGAGCAAGCCTCTAACTTTGCCTGTTTCGTGACAATGGTCCACTACAAGAAATTCGCTTATGGGGTGCTTGCTGTCTGTGCCTTTACATATTGCACACTTGCCCTCTTGGGCTTTAAACAACGTGTCATATTCTTCAAGGCTTAGCCCATACGCTAGGCGCAAAGCTTTAGCTCTCCGCCATTCGTAACCTCGGGAAGCTTCGTATTCTCGTGCATATCTGTTATGACATACGCGACAACGCGAACGTCGCCCAAATTTTCCTGTTTTCTGTTTGTGGAAATTTTCTAGTGGTTGAGGGTTTTCTTCAGTACATTCAGGGTTATAACACGTTTTAGTTTTCATCCCCTTGCCCTCAGGATCTCCTCGCGTGTGAATGCGTCACTGAAAACTAAAGGCTTATCCCTGCTGCCAGTGGATTTCCGTTTAGAAACCCGATCTTCTTCAGAGTGGATGCGCCACGCCTCTCGGCAGTCGGCGCATCTACATCCGTTTCCGTAATTACTCGCAGACGGTTTTCCGTTACACGATTTCTTCATCGTCTACCTCCCTTAAAGGTAAGTCCCAGCATCCCCAACTAACCATCATCCCCGTCAGCGCCCATCTTACAAGCTCTATGGATTCATTTTGGGTCCACGCGTATATCTGCCCAGGAGTTAAGTCTTGTCCTCCAGAAAATTCACTGGAAGCAAGTGCCACTCCTTCAAGGCTTTCTATTTGATAGTCAACGTGCACTAGTACGCCATCGTGACCAAGCCTCGAAACGTGACTTGCCCCAGTAACGTATTTGTATTGGCCCACAACGTCTACGGATCTCTGAATATCAAATTCTTCGTAGCCTTTGAGTAGCCAGTCTGCTGCCTGAACGCACATGATGGTGAATCCAGTCCACCAATCAAACATTTCTGTACTTGGGTAGGAGATCTCGTTTCCGTATGCATTTGACATACAGTCATCGAACTCCCCCCGAATCAAACTTAGGGCCGCACCTCCTTTATTGGAAGGGTGCTGAACCCCGTCTTTTATGTACTGAATCACACGGCTCCCGCAAAGTTCTATTGCTTCGTCCCATGTGTCAGGTTGAATTATTCCGTCTAGTTCCATTGAGTAAATGCTCCCGTATTTCCTCGTTTGTGTTTAATTCTTTTCTTAGCTTTTTGTATATTGTGTCTCGTTTCCGAGCAAGAGTTGTCTTGGGTATTCCCAATATGCGCCCAGCAACTCTTAAGCTCAGTTGTTCGAAAGCTAGCAACATAACTATTTCGAGTTCCCAATCTTCGAGCGCTGCAAGCGCTTCTTTGATTGGGGCTTCGAATTTGGCAGTATATCGGAAAGGTCTTAGCGGTTCCGTGTGTGGTAAGGCTTCCATTACTGCCTGTATTTCCGTTGAAGGCACTTTAGGGTGTCTCCTGTTCGCTAAGTCGAACAGCCACCCAGATTCTTGCGTGTCTTTAGGAAATACTCTCTTCGACATCTTCCCATAATAGGGAGGATTTTATTGCGTAATATGCTTTTCCTTCGGGAAACTCGTCCGTTTCAGATAATTTACATTTCTTTCGGACTTCCGAAAGGGTAAGCATGGATGAGCGGTCTTTGTGGGAATCGTACACAAATAAGTAAACGGGGTGTACTTTTTCCCACCATTTGAGCGCTTCAAGTTTTTCGTGTTTAACTTTTAATATTTGATCTCTGCCTAACCCTTGCACTTCCACTAATCCCTGCGCTGTTAGGTAGTCAGGTGTGTAGCGAAGTTGCGCAGGCAAGGCTGACATATTGATGGGCGGACGACACAGACCGTATCGGACCCACTTCACAGGAGATTCTTCCTCGAATCGTCGTTCAGCGATATCGCCCATTGTCTGTATGCGCACACCAAATGGTTTATCTGCAAAGCTCATACTTTCACCGCATCTACGTGGTGGACCTGCCTATCGTTATGGATCAAGGGTGAACGCTGTATGCCATCTAAAAGCAATTTAATATAGTTATCTATATCGCCCCTAAGTGGACTAGAGATTTCCCCTAAATCCTTGATAGTCACAGTTGTGGATTCTTTCCCAAAGATCATGGTCACACTAACGGGACCATCAAAAGCGGAAACATCCTCTACTGCGAGTATGTCGTTAATAGTTTCGGCTATGTGTTCTTCTGCCTCAATGCTTTCTTTAGGCGTGTAAACGCGACCCCTACGCGTCATGCGTGGCCGCCCCTTAGGTACGGGGCGACCATGCACAACAAACGTAAAGTCATCCATCAATGGCTCATCTAATGGATGCGGTTTCACGGGCTTTGGACACAACGTTTTCGATTTGCCTTTGGGCATCTGGCCTTCCTTGGAACTTCGGCCCTTCTGACCACCAGCTTCCCAACTGGGAATCTAGTTTAGTCGTCCATGCCACAATGTCAGACTGAGCATACCCTGCTTCCCACATGGCACGAGCGAACCTATTGAGAAAACCATGCCTGCCCTTACCTGCACCCGATTGACTGTAGAAAGGATGGGGTCCATCTTCCCACATTCTCCGAGCAATCCCTCGCAACCGAGTACCGTCCATTTGCATGAGTGGCGTTCGGCTATAAGTTCTTTCGGGAGGCAAATTCTCTACAGGTGGCTTCCATAAACCTGCTGCTACTTCTAGCGCTGACAGTGGAACCCTGGATTGCGATGCTTCCAGCAGAAAATCGTACAATTCCATTGGATACCCGTTGGGATCGAGCACTTCCTGCCGACCCTCTGGACGTTTTCCACCATACGGAACTCGCATGTAGTTCCCAGGTGGGCCTTCCAGTTGGTCTTGCTTAGGGTACACGGCGTCATATTCGGCTTCGGAAAGTTGCAAAGCTGCCAACAACGCTCTTCGCATTGTGGGTGCTTCGGTCCATTCTTGGGCGAATACCCACACGTGGCATCCTTTACTTCTGGACATTTCTATCCAGCCAACAATATCCAGAGCCTGCAATACGGTCACAACGTTTTCGGCATAGATCCGAGAATTATCTCCTTCGTCTATGTCGATTGCGCCCCATTTGCATTTCCATAGGGATGGCTTCATGTCTGGATAAACAGGACGGTTGTCGCTGCCCGTCACAAACCCAGCGGGTCCATGATTTTCTTTATCGGGATCATAAACCATTGGGTAAATGCCGATCATGGCTTTCCCGTTTATGTGAGCTTCAATGGTGTCTGAATTAACCGACACCCAAGCGCATCCGCCAGCATCCGTACCATAGGCATAAGGGAAACCTTCAAATAAGTGTAAAAATGCTTCACTCAAGGCTCA